CCGCCGGGAACCAAGGCAACGGTCAAAACGAAGGGCGCCACGACCGCGAGCACCAATATCGGCACTTCCTCACTGATGGAACCTGCAATATGAGCGCAAACAGTCTGGTGACGTTTGCCGGAAGCGTCGGTGGCGTGGCTTCGGCCGCAAGCTCACTTGCATCGATCCTGACAGGGCCCGGCGCGAACACCTGGTGGGGCTCGCTTCGGCAAGCGTCATTCGGCGGCGTGCCGTTCGCGGTTCTGGACAATCGCACGAAGTTCGGCGGCCGCAATGCTGTGCATCGGTACCCGTATCGCGATGATGTCTGGATCGAGCCGATGGGAAAGCTCGCGAGAAGCTTCGAGATCACGGGTTTTCTGATCGAAAACAGTCTCGTGTACGGCGGCGGCCCGGTCATTGGGCAACGCGATCGCTTGATCGCCGCGTGCGAAACCGCTGGCCCGCAGACACTTGTGCACCCGACATTCGGATCCATCCAGAACGTCAGCTGTCTCGATTCAGAATGCAGCGAAAGCGTCGGTCATGGCCGTGTGATCATGGTGCGATTCCGCTTCATGCGCGGCGGCGCGCGGATCTATCCGAACGTCACGACGTCGACGCAAAGCGCGGTTGCTTCGGCTGCCTCCGGCGTGACCGGAAGCTCGCTTCTTAATTTTGCGCGCACCGCGGCATCGGCAATCCAGCAGGGCGCAGCAGTCGTTCGTACAGCGATCGGCACTGCCATCTCGTGGTATCAGACGGCACTTGCCGCCATTCACGACGTCAAGCGAGTGATCAATACCGTGTCGACGCTGGCGGGCAACTTCGGTCTGCTTTTTGGAGGCGGCAATAGCGGCTATACCGGCTCGAACCAGACGGCGCCCGTCGGCACGACCGCCACGCAGCTGCTCGAGGCCGATACGGCGAATGTGGCGGCCGTCGTCGCTGCCGGGGCTGCGCTGCAGACAGCAGCGGCCAATGTAAGTGACACATCCACCTTCGCTGCGCGCGCGCAGCAGCTCGTGACAGCCGTGCTCGCCACAGCGGCCAATCCCGCCGACGCGATCCGGCTTGCTAGCGGTATGGCATCGTTTTCGCCGAGCGACGACTTCACGATCTCTGTTATCGGCAGTGCGATGTCTTCAATGCAAACGAGCTGCGCTGCGCTCTTTCGCCGGACCGCTTTAGCCGGCGTCGCACAGGCTTGTTCGACGTATCAGCCGTCATCCTATGACGACGCGACGACGCTGATCGAGAACGTGACGACCCTGCTTGATGCAGAGATAGAAAATGCCGGCGACGTTGAAGACGATGAAAGCTTTGCCGCGCTGCGCGTGCTGCGCAACGCTGTCGTGACGGATCTTCAGTCTCGGGGCGGTGATCTTGCACCGCTCGAGACAATGACGTTCAACGCGACGATGCCGGCACTTGTTCTGGCCCACCGTATCTACGACGACGTCACACGCGTGGACCAGCTCATGCAGCAGGTTCAGCCAATTCACCCGTTGTTTATGCCGACGACGTTTCAGGCGCTCGCAAGCTGATCCATGGACGATGATCTGTTTCTAAGCGTCGGGAATCAGACCGTCGGCGGGTGGACTGACATCCGCGTGACGCGTGGCATCGAGCGATGTCCGTCAGATTTCTCGATTGGCCTGACCGAATCGTTTCCCGGCGAGGTCAACGAGGTAGTCGTGCAGCCCGGTGATGAATGCCAGGTGCAGATCGGGAGCGACCTCGTGATCACGGGCTATGTCGACCGGTACCGGCCCGGCTTCGATGCGGATGGTCACGCGATTCGCGCGACTGGCCGCGGCAAGTGTCAGGATCTCGTCGACTGCGCGGCGGTATGGCCGAACGGCCAGATCAGCGGCACGTCAGCACTCGACGTCGCTTCGAAATTGGCAGCGCACTACGGCATCACCGTCACGTGCGACGTCAGCAACCTGATCGCCATTCCTCAGTTCAACATCTTCATCGGGGAAACGTCTTTCGAGATCATCGAGCGGATCAGCCGGTACAGCCAGCTGCTCGTCTACGATCAACCTGACGGCAGTCTGAAACTCACTCAGGCAGGCACCGTGCAGGCGGCCGGAGGCCTCAGCCAAGGTGTCAACGTGCAGAGCGCATATATCGACTATGCGGCCGAGCAGCGCTTCTCGAAATACACGGTCTTTACCCAGTCGGTGCTGACATTCAGCGATATTGGCGTCGGTGCCAACGTGATTGCCACGGTAGAGGACGTCGGTGTGAAACGCGTGCGCGAGCACTACATCGTCGCCGAGGCAGTCCAGGGGTACGCAGATCTCGCCACGCGGCGAGCGAACTGGGAAATGAATCGCCGCATCGGCCGTGCTGCGGTGGTCACCCTCGTCACCGATAGCTGGCGCGATGCAGCCGGCGCGCTCTGGACGCCGAACACCCTCGTGGCCATCTCGCTACCCAAGCTGAAGCTCGAGAACGAGGTCTGGTTGATTGGCGAAGTGACTTACATGCGCTCGGAAGACGAGGGCACGACGGCGGAGCTGACGATCATGAGACCAGAGGCGTATCTGCCTGAGCCTGTGGCTCTGCAGCCGATGTTCGTCGACGCGAGCGTTCCGCCGGGGGCGCGATGAGCGGATCGAACGGAATGATGACCCGACTTGCTCGCCGGGTTCTGCTGCTGCTCGGCCGCGGCCGCGTGATGACCGCGAACGATGCCGGGCCGGCCCAGCTCGTGCAGGTGCAAATTAATGAGCTCGAGACGATCGATAACATCCACCGGCTTGCCGAGTTCGGCTTCACTTCCATGCTGCCGCGAGATTCGGATGTAGCGATCGCCTTCATAGGCGGAGACCGCAGCAACGGTGTGATCGTCGCATCGAACCATCAGCCTTCGCGACCTACAGGCCTGCAGGCGGGCGAAACAATGATCTACACGCTGGACGGCAAGCAGATCTATCTGACGGCATCGGGCGGAATCATAGTGAAAGCGAACGGACAACCGGTCGAGATTGACGGCGCGACGACCGTCACAATCAACGCGGCAACGAAGATCCGGGCGGTCACGCCGCGTTTCGAATGCACTGGCGATATCGTGGACAACTGCGACTCGACGGGGCGCAGCATGGCCGCTGATCGGGTCATTTACGATAGTCACACGCACCCGGTACCGAACGTCCAGCTGGGCGGCCCGGGCACGACGACCCAGCAGCCGAATCAGTCCCAATGAGCGATATCAAGATAGTCTGGGACGCCGAAAACGCACGCGGCGACTGGTCCCTCATTGCCGGTGATATCGCAACGGGCGGCGACCTCGAGACAGCTCTGCTCTTCAGTCTGTTCACCGATCGCGAGGCAGCACCAGACGACGAGATCCCGGACGGCTCGAGCGATCGCCGCGGATGGTGGGGCGACGACGGCGTCGACGACGGCACCGGTCCGACTGGTTCACGCCTGTGGTTGCTCTCCCGTAGAACCTCACCTACGGACCAAACGCTCACGGACGCCTATGACTATGTGGTCGAGGCGATCCAGTGGCTCATCAATACAAACGTCGTGTCGAAGTTCGACGTTATCGTCCAGTGGGTCAAATCAGACATGCTCGGAATTTCCATTACTGCCTTTCCGCCTGACGGCAGCGCGCCGCAGACGTTCAATTGGGCCTGGAGTGGGGTGAGCTGATGCCATTTTCACGTCCCACGCTCACCGCGCTTCGCACGCAGATCTTGTCGGACATCACCGGCGCTGCCGGCCTAGTCGTATCGTTGCTCCAGAAGGCCGTCCTGAAGATAGTCGGATCGGCGCTGGCCGCGCTCGTCTTCGGCCTCTACGGCTATCTTGACTGGATTGCGAAACAGGCCGTCCCCTTTACGTCGACGGATGAATTTCTCGCAGGGTGGGGCGCGCTGAAGAACACGTTCCTCGAGGCGGCGACGCAAACGGTTTTGACCGTGCAGTTCACCGGAACGGACGGGACACCTCTCCCGGCGGGCACCGGCGTGAATCGGGGCGATGGTTTTGCCTACACCACGAACGGTGATGCGGATGTCAGCGGCACCACTGTGACAGTCAATATCACGGCCGTAACTGCGGGCAGCGCCGGCAACTGCGACGTCGGCACGGCTGTCGTACTTGCAAGCGCCGTGCCGGGCATTCAGTCGACGGGCACGGTGACTGCGGTCGTCACGTCCGGCGCCGACGTCGAGACGCAAGACGATTTCCGCGATCGCGTGATGCTAGCGTTCCAGAAACCAGTGCAGGGCGGCGATCAGGACGACTATGTCGTGTGGGCACGCGATGTCGCCGGCGTAACCAGGGCATGGTGCTCTCCGAACGGATTCGGTCCGGGCACCGTTGTCGTCTATTTCATGATGGACAACTCCGAGTCAGCGCACGCGGGATTTCCGCAGGGTACGAACGGTGTCTCCCAGTTTGACCAGGGGCCCGGCGGCGCGCCGCGCGATACGCCGGCGACTGGGGATCAGCTGACCGTCGCGGACGCGATCATCACCGTGCAACCAGTCACTGCGTTGGTCTATCTCTGCTCGCCGGTCCCGAACCAGATTGGCTTCACGATTGGCGGCCTAAGTGGCGCCTCGAGCGCCACTCAGAATGCGATCGAGGCAGCGCTTTCTGACCTGATGATCCGGGAGGGAGCGCCGGCGGGCGAGATTGACCTCTCCGATGTCAATTCGGCGATTGGCTCGGTATCCGGATCCGCCGGCTATCTGATCAACGCCATCACAAGCACCGTGGGCGGCGTCACCACGACCTATCCCGCGAACACGAATATCACCAACGCCACTGGCCAGTTGCCCGTGCTCGGCACAGTCAATTTCCCTTAACCCATGCCCGCTCCTAACTACAGTGCCGCAGATTATCTGGGCGCTCTGCAGAAGCTTCTTCCGCGCGGCCGCGTCTGGCCGCGCGATCCGGATGCGCAGCAGACCGCGATTCTGTCCGGTTTTACGCCGGTCTTTGCGCGGCTGAATGCGCGTGCAAACAATCTGCTCGTCGACGCGTTTCCGTCGACCACATACGAGCTGCTCCCGGAATGGGAGGAAACGCTTGGGCTCCCTGACCCATGTGCCGGCGCGGCGCCGACGACACAGCAGCGTGTCGCTCAGGTCGTTGCGCGCCTGACGGCTACGGGCGGCCAGTCGGTCGCGTACTACACCACTGTCGCGGCCGCGCTGGGATACGCAATCACGATTACGCAATTCGTTCCGTCCCGGTTCGGCAAGACCTTCGGAACCCTGTTTGGCGGAACGGCGTGGGCGTTCGCCTGGCAGGTGAATGCACCGACGTTCACGATCGCCGCTCTGCAGTTTGGCGGTTCGTTCGGCACGCCTTTCGCCTCATGGGGCAACAACGTTTTGCAATGTGAGCTGCAGCGTTTCGCCCCGGCTCACACGATTGTTCTCTTTTCCTACTCCTGAGGCATCCATGGATCGATTAATCGCGCCGAACTCGGTCATTGCAGCGCAAGCAGACACGGCGCCGACGACCGGTACACCGCAATTCGCCACGGACGGAAACCCGGCGACGAACGTCCCTGCGACCCAGTGGCCGGCATATCAGTACAACGCATTTCAGGAAGAGCTCATCGCAGTTTTGGTAGCAGCCGGCATCACGCCGGACCGCACGCAGAACAACCAGGTTGCCGCCGCGATCAAGGCGTTGATTCAAGGTGTCGCTGGTGTCACACCGGTCATTGGATCGGTCCGCAATCTCGCAATGACCGTCGCTACGGCAAGCGCGACTGCGACGGTGACAGCTGACGAAATTGTGGTCGGGACGGCGCTGGGAGGCTCCAAGCTCACGCTGGGCTCATTCAATAAGTCGATCAATCTCGCGACCATGGGCGTCAATGCTGGCGTCGGCGGGATGGACACCGGGGCTGCGCCGGCAAACAGCTTCGTTGGGATCTATGCGATTGCCAACCCGCTGACCGGGGCGGCGGCTCTTTTAGGCCAGAGCGCTAATGGAGTGCTTTTGCCGAATGTGTATGGCGGAGGGCACATGCCTGCCGGATACACGGAAAGCGCATTGCTTACCGTTGTGCCGACGAACGCCTCCTCTCTGATCAACATTTGCACCGTTCGGGATCGCAAAACGTCAGTGGGTCTTGTGTCGATGTTCTCGACATCGACAACTGCTGCTAGTCCTACGATCGTAAATAATCTGGCGGTCCCGCTAAACGCAAAAATTTGTTCCGGCGTGCTGCAAATTGGCAATAGCGCAACGGCCAGTGTATCGATGTCACTGTTCGGATCACTCGGCGCGGCGGGCGCGCAAACGCTGGCCTCTACATTGAGCGCTTCATCCGTCGCTGCGCCATTCAATAATTTGGAATTGACGGTTGGGCAGAGGGCTTTCTATTCGGCGTCCAGTAGTTCGGGTTCACCAACCTTCGCGGCATCAGTTTCTTCGTGGGAAATCTGAGCATGGAAAACATCGACGTGGCGAATATCTGGATTCAATACACCGACGAGGCCATGACGGAGCCGTGTGGCTGGTCATTTTGGGAGCAGGCGCTCGAAACATGGCCATACCAGAAGGAAGTCACGCCCGGCAGCGCCGAGTATGCTGCTTATTACGCAGCGCAACCGGTTTGGGTAAAAGACAGCATGCCCCTTCCCACGCAGGGATAGGGGCTTCGTCATTTCTGTAGGGAGGCGACAATCGGTTGTACAACGTCGTGCTCACGCTGCGCCATGATTTGATAGAGGCGATCATCCGCCGGATGTGTGCAGTCCGCACCAAGGTAGCTTTGCCAGTTCGGCAGAGACAGGATGTAGTCGTACTGCTTAATCAGCGGCAGTGCGAGTTGCGCGGCTACCTTGTCGATCACTGCGACGTATTGTGGCAGCGACGCGAACGCCGGATTGCAGACTGGGTTCGGCTCCTCAAGCACTACCGTCTTGCCGGCTGCCTGCGTGATCTGAATCCAGTAGATCAGATCGTTCTCAAAAACGGTCGTCGATTCGTTGACGACCGGGTTCGAATCATTGACGGCCCACTTTGCGATCTGAATCTGCTCGGCGTTGGTCGGCAGGGCATCCTTCCAGCCCATTTTGTAGCCAGCCACGCCGTTCAACACATCGGCTACCGTCGCTCCGCCCACTCCGTGATTTGCGACCATCACTGAAGAGCCAAGACTGGCTTGGAGCAGTTTCTGCAGATTGGCTGGCGCCGTGTTGTCCGTGAAACGATAGGTTCCGTCAGGATTCTGAACGGTTCCGCGCGTGAGCGAATCGCCATTTGCGCCGATGGAGACGGCCTTGACTGCTGGCGGTGCTGCCTGAGCTACTGCAGCAGGCGCTCCGCCCCCTCCGCCCCCGCACCCACTGCAGGCCATTACGAACATACCCATAACCGATACGCATAACCCCTTCGCCATCGTTTTTCTCGCTTTGTTTTTGTTCCCGGGCGAGATGATACACGGCGTGCTGTCTAGGGCTGTTGCTCTCCGTCGGGCACCGGGGAGTCTGCGTTCAAGTCGATCGTTGCTCCGACTCGGCGCATGCGTTGTAGCACTCGCTCGATGGTCTGCGCATCCAGTTCTAGGCGCGCCATGGCAAAGAACAGCATGTGCGCGCCGAGCTCGCGCTTGTTCTTTGTGTCGTCCGATTTGGACGTGTATCGGCGGAACGCACGGTTCCCGGCGACGCCAAACAATTCTGCCATCTGGGTGCCGTCCAGAGCGAGTTCCTTCTTGAGGCGCTCGATGTCTTCCGGTTGAGGGGGCTTGTAATGCATGGCCGGAGATTCCAAGTGCGCGAAAAGGCGCACGAAAGCGGGCTTTCATGATCGTTCCTATCGGGATGTCGGACCGCGCGGGAAGCGAGGTGCCAGTACGATCAGATTAGGACCAACGGTCCTATTAGTCAAGTAGCAAGACAGCGATTCGACCAACCGCCCACGAGGCGGTTTTTTTACACCCGTAGCCCCGGCTCAAAGGAGATTCAGCCGATGTCGGATTTTTGGAACGAGGGTGTGAAGTCCATCGTGACGGCTCTCGGAGGCATGGGAACGTTCTGGGTCGGCGGCCGCATGTGGCGGCAGATCGACCGACGTCGCCAGGCGGAGAGCGAGGGTGGCGCCGAGATAGTGAAGGCGGACGCAGCCGGTCAGGTTGAGTCGATCGCTCGATTCGAACGTCTGGCCACGCTCGCCGAAGAAAGGGCCGGTCGAGCGGAGGCGCGGGAGCTTTTAGCAGTCAAGCGTGCAGACCGCGCTGACGAACTTATGCGTGCTGCGGAACGCCGGGCAGAGGAGTCGGAGCGTCGTGCCCGGCAGGCCGAGGCAGAGGTGGAGGAGCTGAAGCGCCGCATCGAGAGACTCGAACTGGCGATCGGCAACCGGAGAGCGACTGATGACGCAAATTCGTGATTGGCGCTGGTGGGTTTTCATCGGCTGCCTGATGGGTGGCTTCAGCGGCATGCTGGCCGCCGGCTATTTTCTCGGACAGTGGGGCATGTCCATCGAGCGCGCGGACTGGGCGGCCGAGCGGGCCGCGTATATCAAAGGCTTGCCCGCCGCTCGAGCTGAAGAGAGGGCTGCATGCACGCGGGAGTACTCCGCGCAGGTTGACGGACTGAAAGCGACCGCGGCGGCGCGCGACGCGCTTGACCGGCAGACCGCAGCGGACGTCGCCGACATGAAGTCACTGATGAAGACGACGAACGATCTGGCCGCCTACACGCTGCGGTTCCTCGGCGATCGTGCGCGCGTGAGCGATGCGCAAAGTGCCGCTATGTTGAAACAGACGCGCGAGGCGGCCGCTGCGGCGACAGCTGCGCAACAAACGACCGTACAGGTCGAGCAAAAGGTCAACGTCGCCGCTGTAAAGGCCGACGAGGCCGCGAGCACCGCGAAGGCCGTCGACAAAAAGCTCGACACGGCGACGCATCCCGCGCTCCCCGCAAAACCGTGGGCCGGTAGCTACCGCTAGCCCGCCAGTCCACCTCTCTAAATAGCGCGCTGTCCTGCGCGCCGGAGATCCCTATGTCACCCGAAACGCTCGCCGCGGCGCTGCAGATTCCGCTCGTCCGTGCTTCCCTTTGGGCCGATCCGCTGTCGGCCGCGATGGCGCTGTGCTCCATCGACACACCGGCGCGCCAGGCCGCTTTTCTCGCTCAATGCGGTCATGAATGCCAGCGCTTTGTATTTCTGCGTGAGCTGTGGGGCCCGACTCGCGAGCAGAAGCTCTATGAGCCATTTACACCGAAGTCGAAAGCATTGGGCAACACGACAGCTGGTGATGGGTTCCGGTACCGCGGCGGTGGACTGATCCAGATCACGGGCCGGTACAACTACCGGACGATGGGGCAGAAGATCGGCGTCGACCTCGAGGGCGAACCGGATCTGATCTCGCATCCGGACACCGCATCGCTCGCCTCGGCGCAGTTCTGGGCCGACCGCAATTTCAACGCATATGCCGACGCCGGCGCGTTCCTAACGTTGAGCCGGGCTATCAACATCGGCAACCCGAACAGCACGGCGACGCCGAATGGCATGGATGATCGCGAGGAGCTCTGGACGAGCTGCAAAGCGGCGCTCGGCGTCAACACCTGATTGCGAACCACGGATTTCCCCGCCGCCTCGAGCGGCTTTTTTCGTTCTGGAGCTTTCAATGAACTCTGCAACCTGGGTCAAATTTCTGGCCGGTGTCCTCCTGTTCGGAGCGTGGCTAACGCTTGTTCTCATGCGGATCGTCCCGCCGGGGCCGCTCGTTGATGCGATCGGGTATGCCCTGGTGGGGCTCGGCATCTATCACGCGTCGGCGAACGGCTCGACGGCGTCGCCGTTGCTGGCCTCACTGCTCGCGCGCTTGACGCCGACCGGCGAACCATCGTCGACGACCACCGCTGTAACGGTCACGGCCCCGGCTGCACAGGCACGACCGGCGGCGACCGAATCGGCTTCGGCACCTGTTTCGGCCGCGTCGCCCGGCGTTACGGTGGCGGCACCGTCGGTGTCCGTTGCCGGTACGTTGCAGTGATTCGCGCCGCGATCGCGCTTATCGCGTGCGCGGCGCTGCAGGGGTGCGCGTCGCTTTGGTACGCCGGCATGGCGCGCTATGACATCGAGCCGATCACCAACTCGAGCGGCATAGCCACTAGCTGCTGTGTCCTGAAGGTCTGGAACGGCAAGCAGATGGCCACGGTCGACGCGACCTTCACGCGCACGGCCGTCGGCGATTACAGCATCTCCCTCAGGGAGACCGACGTTCAGGCCTTCCAAGGGCAAGCAACCGCCGCAGCCGCGGCATCAGACGTCGCAGCGGCGGCCGCTTCGGCAGCCGTTACGGCAATCAAAACTCTCAAGTAGGAAATCTCATGAAACGTTTCTCCATGCTGCTTGCGGCAGGCCTCGTCGCGGCTGTCGCTCTCGTTGGTTGTAAATCCATTCCAACCCAGACGCCGGCGCAGATCGCCGCCAATATCTGCCCCGGGGTGCAATCCGAAATCGACACGCTGACGAAGTCAGGCGTGTTCACTGGCGGCGCGCAAGCAACGCTGACCAAACAGGTGCAGCCAGACGTCGACGAGGTATGTGCCGCCGGCGCGACCGTGACGACTGTCAACATCCGCAATCTCGTGCAGGCCACATTCCCAATTGTCGTGACGGCGATCGGGAACTCCAGCCTGAACGACCAGCAGAAGTTGCAGGCGACGTTGGCGGTCGGCGTGGTCGTGACCGGCATCAACACCGCGCTTTCGCTGCAGCCGACGACGTCGACCACGGCACCCGGGCCGGCATCGACCCCGGCGCCAGCGCCCGTCCCGGCCAGCGGCGTCATTGCATCATGAGTAAGCCGATCCGCGTGGCATTCAGCGGATCGGGCTTCAAGGTGCCGGCGCACGTCGGTGCCTTGCAGGCGATCGCCGACGCCGGCTACCAGCCGGTCGAGCTTGCGGGTACGTCCGGCGGGAGCATTTGCGCGGCGCTCTATGCCGCGGGCATGTCGCTGTCCGACATGAAGACACTGGCGCTGACGCATGACTGGTCGAACATGATGTCGTTCAGTCCGCTCGCCGCACTGCGCCTTCGAGGTTTCTGCGATGGGAGCGCGCTGCTCGCGTGGATGAAGGAGCACACCGGCTCGAAGACGTTCGTTGAACTGGACGTCGACTTCACTGCAGTGGCGTCGAACGTGGCGAACGAGGGCGCTTTCGACTTTTCGCGGGCCGCGACGCCAGACGTGCCTATCGCGCTGGCAGTGCGCTCGTCGACGTCGATTCCATTCGTGTTCGAGCCAGTGGCGATCGCGGACGCGCTGCTGTCGGACGGCGGCATGGTGAACAACATCCCGGTCGATCGACTGAAGGTTGACGACGTGCCGCGCCTTGGCGTGCAACTCGTCAGCCTCGAGTTGCCTCTCAAGCCGAAAGCGCGGCTGTGGCCACACCAATTTTCGATGCGGCTCATCGACCTAATGCTATCCGCGTGCGAATCGACGCACGTGAGCGCGGCGCAGGCGGCCGGCGCATGCATGGCGTTCGTGGAGACAGGTTACGCGTCGACGCTCGATCGCAACATGCCGCTCGAGATCCGGCAACGGCTGTTCGATGATGGATATGCCTCTGTGAAGAAGGCGTTGGCAGCGATGGCGCTGCAAGAGCACTGAATTGTTTAGACTGGCACTCCAGCATAGTCAACGGCTTGGACTTGCGATCGGCCCGCGTACTCCGGTCGTGTGGGGCTGTATCCGGCCACGAGGAGACATTCGTCCGGCGCTACCGAATGGCCGGTCACGGCGCCATGGCGGCCATCTAGAGCCTCGGAGAATTAATTGGATGACTGCCAGGTTTCCTGCGCGGCATGGTATCAGGGCACGGGGTTACGAATTGAACAAGTCATCGACAATACGTCGTCCCGCACTATAGCCGCCCATCAGCGCATCGGCCTCACTGAGAAATGGCTTGCCTTGGGATTCGCCAAAACGCAGCGGGGAGAAGACAGCGAC